TTGCTAGCCGGTCTCTGGGGGCGAGCGCAATTCCGCGCTCAGAAAGCAGACAAGCCCTCAGCGTGTTGTTTTTCTCTTTTAGCTCCTCGATTATTTTTTCCAGGAAAGCAATAGTTTTGTTCAGTTCCCGTATTTTTTTCGTCCATCCATTTTTCAGCATTTTCCCTCCTTTCGCTGGGCCAGCCGGTCGCCGAGCGTGAGTGGAATTCCGCGCTCAGAAAGCAGACAAGCCCTCAGCTTGTTGTTTCTCTCTTTCAGCGCCGCGATTATTCTTTCCTGTGTGGCAATCCTGTCTTGCAGTCGACGTATTTTTTCCGTCCATTCATTTTTCAGCATTTTTTTCTTCTCCGTTAGTTATTTTGTTCTTTTTGTAGGGGTTCCCGGGGACTTATCCCCCGAGGATTTTCCTTCTCTTTAGCCGGCCAACACATGGCCGACTAAAGAAATTGTTAATCTTCAAGTTTGTTGTCTATGACCTCAATACCCAGGGCGTCCGCCCTGTCGTCCGCCCGCGCGATGGTGACTTCCATCGTTGAGCTAGATTCGCCCCAAATTCCCTGCTGCTCCGTGCTAGCCAGGAAAATGCCTCCAAAATAAAGACGATGCACCGAATTCCGCGTCCCGTAAAGCGTGGACTGTACCTCGTACCGTCTCCCTTTGCTCCCTTGTACTGTAGTCATTTTATTTCTCCTTTGCCCCGGCGCTCTGATTGGCCGCCCGCAGGCTCTGATAAATTTATAGTACTCTAGCTCCCCATCGCAAGATTTTGATATTATATTTATTTTTAATACTATCTTCATACGCTGCCCTGATAATATTTATGTACTGCTCAATATTATTATCGCTTGGCAGGGCTGTTGTTCCTAAAAGCAATATTTTCCGGCCAGAGATCATACACTGGTTGCAGTTCCAGTTTTCCAGGATTAATCCTTTCTTAGATATTTTAGCGGAAATACTATTCGTATCCCACTTCCATATTTTCTCCTTGCTTTTCAAATTCTTTGATTCCTCTTTCATTTTCGATCCCCTTTTTAATTTATTCCCAGAAATTACCCGTGATGGCGTGACTGCCGTTCGGGTTTAAATATCCGCGCTGGCCGTCACTGGCGCGGAAAAATGATATTGTAACGCCCTTGCTACCGTTCCGGACTTCTACCCGCGCCAGCTTGATTGCTTCTTTTCTCGTGCAATGTGGTGTGTATCCCGACTTGCCATACTTATTAAAATCGTATTTTACTGTGTATTTCATTTTTCTTTTCCTCCGCCCCGGCGCGCTCACTGGCCACCCGCAGGCTGATTGATTATCTTTCTTCCGCCTCGTCGATAAGCACAATCTCCTCATCGGCTTCTGCATCGTCTTGATACATTTGGATGGCGCGGCTTGCGTTGTCGTATAACACCTTACCAATGTATCTTTTTTCCCCAGTGATATAATTTTCCGCGTATACCTTTGCTTTCATTTTCCCTCTCCTCCGCCCCGGCGCTCGTGTTGCCGCCCGCAGGCTGGTTTTCAATGTGGTATCTCTATTTTTTCACGTTCTGCACGCTCAGCGGCTTGAGCGCCATAACATTTTACTTCCGCCGCAAGGCAGATTCTTTTATATTCCGCCCATGCCGACATGCGTCTTTCTTCGCATGCATCCCACGCAGGGTCGCGAATCTTATGATATTCTGCCCATGCGGCGGCGCGGGCTTTTTCATATTCCGCTTTTGCAAAAGCGCAGACTTTTAGATATTCTGCTTTTGCGATTGAGTGAGCTCTATTCTTCGACATTTTCTTTTCCTCCGCCCCGGCGCGCTCACTGGCCACCCGCAGGCTGGTTTAATTTTATTACTTAAATGAAGATTAAATTCTTGCTCACATTCCGAGCAGATAAACTCTTCGCAAGATCTCCAATCCTGTAAAGAACCATCGTTTGTGAAGAAAATTTCTTCACAAATATTACACTTATTTATTTTCATCTTTTTCTCCTTGCCCCGGCGCGCTCACTGGCCACCCGCAGGCTGATTTTACTTTTCATACCCCAAATCTACCGCATCAGAATGAGAGATCCGCCGTGTTCCTGTTTCGTCCTTGATGAGCAGTTTTTCAAATCCGTCCCACAGGGACACTAAAGTCCCATCAGCGTGCAGATATGCAGGCTCTTCGATTCCGCGTTCTGGATCCTTAATATACAGATTTTTCATTTTCTTTCCTCCGTCGCAGGTTTCTACCTCAGACACTTGTGCCTCGGCGAGGGGAGTGCCCTCGTCAAACACCCGCTCAGAAGCGGAGCGGACTTCTGCCACCAAGGAACCCCGCCGGGATTCTTCAGCGGCTTCGTGTGCCGCCCGTTCCGCTGCACACTTCGGGCACGGATTTTTCTCTCCCGGCCAGAAAACAAACCCGTGGAGGCATGAGCATGCCCCTCCGGTCGTTGTTTTGCTCCAGCGGCGCTCGCGCTCATCGCGGAGCCTCATCTCTCTTGCGAGCGCGTCTCCTTGTGACCACCCTGTAAAATTACTCATTTTGTGCCTCCTCCAATAAGTTAAAATTTAAACAAAAAAAGTCGCCCAACCCTCATTTCTGAGGGATTTGCGACTAAATCATCTCCGCCCCATCGCCGTAGATGGGGTTGCCGTAGGAATCATATTCTACGGCCTCTTTTTTGACAGGAGCCGGGGTTTTAGCCGGTTTCTCGTCAAAAACTCCAAGGATACGGACGCGCGGTCCATATCCCTCGTAATCAATGACATCAGCCCATACTGAGCCGTCCTCATCGACCTCTGGGAATTCCAGGTGGCGGAACTCCTCAACATCCCGGCCACCGTCCCAGATTGCCCGGGTTCCGGGCCGGAGCTTGCCTTCAGCCGTGAGGCCAAGGGCGAGGAAAATACTAGCCTTGTCCAGAGGGTCAGGACAAGGCTCCGCATAGCAATCCCAGCGTGTTTTTGCCGGTAGTGCGGAGATGTAATTCTCCGCGTTTTCGAGGGATGAAAATCCCTCTGCGAAAATTTCCCCGTCCCAGCGGGACATGACTCTAAAATTCATTTTGTTCCTCCTTTTTTATTTAATTACTATTATATAATGCATATGCTATGCCAATGAGTTATACCCATATATATTATTTTAATTGTGTAATAAAATCAGCAACTTAACCGCTAAAATAAATTATGGCACGGAATATAAGGCGTGCCGGAAACATGTCAGGCGGGTAAAATAACCACACCTCTAACCTGTTAATAACTTAAAAACTATTTATAAATCAGCAACTTAGCCAATAATATGCGCTTGTGAAAATAACCGCAAAACGGGGCAAAATAACCATCGATAGCGGTTGTCAACAAGGCTATCCACAGGTACTAGCAATAACACTATAAAATCAATAACTTAGCATAAATGCAAAATTACAGGTCTGTTGATAACTCCGATAATCAGGTTGCATGTAATATATCTGTTATGCGCGTAGGTTTCCGCCCTCCCCGTGATCGCGCAACCTGAGCCAACCTCGCAAGCTGATTTTTTGCAACGCGATTTGCTATCATTATTATAATGTGTCGATTTTTTGCTGCTGTGTCAAAAATACCACACTTACTGTGTCAAAACTTACAAGGTGTCAACTCACTGTGTCAAATACACCACACCTACTGTGTCAAATATACCACTGATAGCAGTCATCTTGCAACTGTGTCAAAAATACCACACCTACTGTGTCAAATACACCACTGGGGAATTATACCCCACTACTGGGGCATTTTACCCCACTAATAATTTTGCTACTGGGGCATTTTACCCCACTACTGGGGAATTATACCCCACTAATTGTAATTATTAGTGATATTATATCAGTACAATTGTACGTAATAATTATGAGGCAATGATAAGATGTGAGTGCTACATTTCCATGATTGAGTCGCATTTTTGCGACTGGAGTCGCATTCTTCCCTCCACTTGCTATATTGCCCCGATTTACTCTATAATATACTAAGACATTGATAATACTATGTACTATCATGTACTTATACTATTATTATGCCCTCAAGGAGACATAACATATGTTATAACACGTAGTAATAATATCATATAGTTATGTAGCACACTATTTAATGCACAATACAATTAAGAGTTATCAACAGGTTCCCCTCCACTTTGCCCTCCACCTGGGGGGAAAAGAATTACTTCCAGACTAAAGGGTAATGCCCAATTAAAGGAATGATAGGGGTGATGACACTACAATATGGGTACTATATATATAACCAATGAATTTTAAAAATATTGACAGATATGGAAATATGGTATAAGTAATTCTTTACAGGGCAGGTATTTAATTTATTTTAAAAAGGAGTGTCTTGTATGGAAACCGAAGTCCAAAAAAATTTAGAAAAAAATTTAAAAAGGGTTTGCCGGTGCTGTAAAATAGAAAAAAAATTAGAAGAATTCCCATATGATAAGAGTTATTTGATTGGGGATTGTTATAGAACTAAATGTAAAAAATGTTTACGGAAAGTAGCGAATAAATGGAGAAATGAAAATAAGAAGAAAATTAAAGAATATAATAAAAAAAATATAAATGGTATTAAAGTATGGCGTGAGAAAAATAAAGAAAAATTAAAAGAAAAAAGATTGGAATATTATGAGAAAAATAAAGAAAGAATAAGAAAATATACAAACAGAAAATATCATAACGATAAAAAATATAATCTAAACAATAGGATTAGCAGGGCTATTAGGAAAAGTTTAAGGGGTAACAAAAGGGGGAAACACTGGGAAGATTTGGTTGGGTATACAGTGGAACAATTAATTAAATCCTTGCAGGAAAAGTTTAAAAATGGAATGGGTTGGAATAATATGGGCAAGTGGCACATAGACCATAAAATTCCTATATCGGCATTTAATTTTAAAAGTCCTTTTGATATTGATTTTAAAAAGTGTTGGAATTTAAAAAATCTACAACCTTTGTGGTCATTGGAAAATATAAAGAAAAGTAATAAATTAGAAAAATCACATCAACCATCATTAAGTTTTTCTTAAATTGAAAAGTTGACAGATAATTCCCTTCGGTGTATGAAGAAAGCAGCAGTGGCAACTTTTCGAGGGAAAGGCGCAAAAACTCATGGCTGATACTTCTTCTGTCGGAGGCAAAACCAAGGACCGGGAAATAACCGACAATTTCAATCCTTTTAAACGCGGCAACCTGTCTGAGCGTGAATTCAATAAAGTGAAAAAATCAGTAGACAACCGGCTTCCTGATATTCCTGATGGAGAAGATGTTGCCGGACTTCTTGACGATGATTCTTTCCAGATGCTGAAGGACATGAGGGCGGCTTACAAATCAGTTAATGGCCGGAAACGCCTTAAAGAAATGATTTCCAGCGATAAAGACTTTTCCTTCATGGTGAAAGAGTTGTTAAGAGTGGAATCGGCTTTGCTGGCCGCCAAGATGAAAAGGGACGGGGAAGGCGGAATTGGAAATTCTGCGGCTGTGTTTGTTATCATTAAAGGGTTGGAAGATGAGAAACGGGTGGAGAAGGCAATTAAACTTGCCGACGATGGAGTGGATTTAGAGCAGGTGAGAGGGTGGAGGCAGAGGAAAAAGTGGAGGGACCAGAGACATGGTGACAAAGGTAGATGGCAGTATTATAGAATTCAAATACAAAGACATTGATTTTAAATTTACCAATACCCCGACCGCTCCTGCGTTAATCCATGAAATTTTCAGTGATAATTATAAAATATTAGAAAGAGGATTGCAGTTTCAGCCGGATGACATTATCCTGGATATTGGAGCCAATGAGGGAATGTTTTCTATTATGATGGCTAAATTGTTTCCATCCACCAGAATTATTGCTCTTGAGCCGGTTCCGAAAACATTCTTTACCATGATCAGGAATATAGGGTTGAATGGAGTTACCAACATTCACCCGTACAACCTAGGAGTGGGCGGGAAAAGTAATAAGTCTGAAATTATCTATTGCGATAAAACTTATTCCGGTGGTTCGTCTATGGTGGTCACTCCCGATTTTAAGTCCATGGATATAGTCAATGTTGAAGTCGTGGCGTTTGATGACCTATTTGATTCCTGTAAATTCCTTAAATTCCCTTCTATTAATCGTGTTAAACTTCTCAAAATGGACATTGAAGGCGCTGAGTACGAAACTCTTTACAACTCCACTTGCCTTACCAAAGTTGACAACATGGTTGCCGAGTTCCATATCAATGATAGACTTACTGGGATGGGTTATGATATAAATGAATTGGCTGCATGGGTGGGTAGCAAGTGTAATTTGGTTTATTACGAAAAAATGAAGATGGCGGATTAATGAAAATGTCAACTTTGGAGGAGGGAACATGGACATGTTGAGGGAGAAAATAAGACGATGGTTATTTCCTGAATTATGTGAAAAAGATAAAGATGTTGAAAAAAATGAAGATGTTGAAAATATTAAAGATGTTGAAAAAGATAAAGATGTTGAAAAAAATGAAGATGTTGAAAAAAATATTTATAGAAAATTAAAAATTGCAATTGATGTAATGAAATCAATCCAGGAAAGAGGGATGAAAGAGATTGAATCAGAAACAAATTGTATGTATTTTAAATATCCGGTAAAGAAGAGAGTATATCTAAAAAATGCTTTTAGGGAATTATTAGATTATTTAGATTTAGAAATGACTGTTTACGAAAAAGGAGACAATAAAGAATTAATTCCAAAAATAGAAAAGAAAATGTATAGATATACGGAAGAAAAGTAAACTATCCACTACCTTCTTAATTTCGGTGAATGAATAATGATAAAGGAAAAACAAACATTTCAGGTATTATTTAATTATTCTGATGTTCCAACAATCAGAAAGTTTGCTTTAAGTAATAAACGAGTTAGGTGCCTGATGGGTCCTTTTTCATCTGGGAAGTCTAGCGGATGTGTTATTGAATTAATAAAATTAGCTCAGAATCAGGAACCAGGTCCTGATGGAATACGTAGAACAAGATTTGTTGTTGTTCGTAATTCCTACCGGCAATTATTAGATACGACCATAAAAACTTTTCACGATTGGTTTCCTCCTAAATTATTTGGTGAGTGGAGAGTAACTGACCATACTTATTTTATTACCAAATTTCCGGGAGTACATATAGAAATTATGTTTCGTGCTCTTGACCGTCCAGACCAGGTTTCAAATTTGTTGTCCCTTGAAGTAACCGGCGCATGGTTTAATGAAGCGCGTGAGATACCAAAAGCAATTATAGAAGCAATGGATGCCAGGATTGGCAGATATCCGTCTAAACGTGACGGAGGACCTTCATGGCATGGTATTATAATGGACACAAATCCCCCAGATGACGGATCCTATTTATATACTATGTTTGAGAGGGTTAAACCAGTAAATTGGGAAATGTTTAAACAACCTTCAGGATTGTCAGTCCATGCAGAAAACACAAAAAATATTCCAGTTAAAAATTATTACCAGGAACTTGCCAAAGGCAAAGATGAGATGTATATCAGAGTTTACATCCACGGGCAGTATGGGTACCTTGTCAGCGGGAAACCGGTATTCCAGTCATTTAGAGACAATATCCATGTCGCGCCCCATCAACTTGAGCCGCAAAAGGGATTAGATGTTTTATGCGGATTTGATTTTGCATTACAGCCGACTTGTATAATCGCCCAGATAACTCCTTTGGGTCAACTTCAAATATTAGACGAGGTGGTGTCTGAGGGTATGGGATTGCGTCAATTTTGTGATAATAAACTTCTTCCGCTTCTTCGTCTTAAATACTTTGGTATGAACGTTATGGGATTTGGAGACCCATCCGGGGTTGCCCGTGCGCCGACAGATGAGTCCACCTGTTTTGAAGTTCTTCAGGGGCCGGAAGTGGGTCTGCGCAATATTGTTCCGGCGCCAACCAATGCTATTCTTCCCCGGGTGGCGGCTGTGGAAAATTTCCTGAATAAAATGTATGCGGGAGAACCTTCTTTTATCATTTCTCCCAATTGCCATTATCTCAGAAAAGCCATGAACGGCGGGTATCATTACGAAAAAGACCCGAGAAGTATGGGCGAGGAATACAAAATCATGCCGGTGAAGAACTTCTCGAGTCACTGCTGTTTTAGTGGAAAAACCATGATTCTTACACCAACCGGTGAAAAAAGAATTGATGAAATCAGAGCAGGGGATTTTGTTGTTACACCCTTTGGAAACCGGAAAGTAATTGCAGCAGGATTGACACACAAAAAAACTAAAGTTATTGAGATAACTTTTTCAGATGAAAGGAAAATTGAATGCACTGAAGATCATGAATTTATAAAATCAAACAAAAGTATTGCAAAGAGTAATGCTTTGCGATATAGTGATGTCCTGCAAGATTATAATTCATGGAGGACATTACAATGGAGTATCCAAAGTTTATTGAATTTGAAGAAAAGAAATACCGGCTTTCGTCAGGTAATTACTACAGAGTCGAAAACTGGGGAAAGACAACGTGCAATCTTCACAGAGCTATTTGGGAAAGTCATAATAAATGTAA